AAGATATAGCCTTTGCTATTATCAAAGCGATCAATACCAATAGATTCTCCTGCTGTATTTGTACCACAATAGAAACAAGGTTTGCAAACAATATCCTTAAATTCCTCAAATAAGAGTTGGAATTCAATATCACGCTTTGATGCCGATCGCATATATTGAGCATAATGTGTTTCACTATACATTGCTCTTCTTTGTGGGTAATTTACTACTCTATCAAGTCTCTTTGCTTCCTGTTTTGAATGTGAGTCATTACATGTAATACAGGCCTGGCTTTGCTTGTTGTGTTTTGTGATAAATGGTGCAAAGTCTTTACCACAGTAACAACAGATCTGTACAGAAGGTACGGTTTGGTTAACTGACTGGATAACTTGATACAGTTTCTTACGCTCTGCATATCTTTTATTATCGCTGCTACGTGCTTTCTCAAGACAGGTTTCACAGGAAGATCTGCCTTCTTCACATAGATTGAAGCAGCCTCTGGCGATATCGCAGTAACGGATCCCTAACTCTTCCTCTTGATCGCGGTACTGATTACGCTCATGTTTCCCGCAATACTTCTCATCCTGTTTTGCTGATCGCGTGCATCCTTCGTGACTACAGCGAGGTTTCTCAGCACGAAGGTTATCTTTGCAAGTGGTGCATGCCGTGCCTACAGTGGTTACAGTGTTACTGCATCCACGAGAGAAGAAACGGCACCAGATAGTTCCTTCTGCGACACCATCATCATACTGCTTGTTACGTTGGTGACGCCCACAATAGCCATTTTCACTAGCTGGAAATTTGCAGTGGGTTCCTTTCGCGGTCCCCTCTAATCTGATTGCTCTGCAACTCATGATTTATCCTACCCGAGGTTTTAATGTCTGGTCAACTTTGTCTGGTCAACTTTGTCTGGTTTTGAACAAGGTTTGTGCAAAACTAGAAAAATTTATAAAAGTACAATATAAAATATAATATGTACCCATTAATTGGAATAAGCCAACCCGCCCATTCCCGACATGATGCGGAGCACATTGTAGTTAACTGCGTACACGCGCACCAGGGCCGAGGTCTGAGCCACATTAGTCAGATCAGCGCCAGTCGCAGAGTCAATCGTGGTCTGGAACGTAGAGGGGGTCAGCGTCAGGTTCAGCACGGCGTTGTCAATGCGGGAGAAGTTGCAAGAGCCAGAAGGCTGCAGGTCCTCGGGCTTCAGGGCGAAGGAGTACACGTTGATACCCTGCGCAGGAGAGGCAGAGTGGTGCTGGTAAGGCTGCACGGAGTTGAAGTACTTGCCCTCACGCTCCACAAACCGATCATGGCCGTTGAGCTGAACCTTGGCCACGGCCACGGGGTTACCGAGGTTGGCGTTGGAGTAGCGCCAAGGGGCGTTAGAGCGAGAGTTGCAGTCAAAGTAGCTGGGGTTCTGCACAACCCAGATGAGCTCCTTCACGGGGTGGTTGAAGGACATCTGGATCTTGTTGGAGGTGGAGGTCACAGACTCCTCACCGGTGAACTGCAGCTGCTCAATCAGGTACTCGTGGGCCACCTGGGCGAAGCGGCGACGCTCCTCAGTGTCCAGGTAGATGTAGTCCACGAACAGAGAGCAAGCGACCAGGCCGTTGCGGTTCAGGGAGTTCACGTAGGCGGTAGAATCCGTGTTACACAGGTACTTGAGCTCATTGAACTCAATGTTGACCTTCACCTCGTGGTACTGGAGGGCGATCAGAGGGAGGGCCAGGCCGGTGTGACGGTTGAACCAGAACTCCAGAGGGATATACAGAGTCTGCTCAGGGATGCAGCTGAGCAGGTTGTTACCGTTGAAGATGCCGTTGTTGTCACCGGCGACTGAAGAGGTCGCATCAAAGCCGGCTACACCACGCTTGAAGAAGCAGTCATCACCGCTGGAGGCCAGCGTGGGGTTCACGCAGGCCAGGGCCTCGGCCACTGTCAGGGCAGCCTCGGTAGTGCAGGTGTTGCAGTTGGAGATATCCGCAGCCAGGAAGTTCACGCCACCATAGCCGTTCACCATGTCCAGGTACTCGCGGCCCTTGCCGGCAGGCAGGGTCAGCTCATTCCAGATGTGGAGCCAGTCACCATAGTGCTTGTCAATGCGCTGGCCACCGATCTCAACCTCCACGGACTTGATCAGGAACTGGCCAGTGTATGGCACCCAAGAGAAGGCAGTGGCGCTGTTGGCGGACATGTCAGCAGCGTTGATCTGGGGCAGAGTGGCCTGCAGGTAGACCTTGTGGATCAGATCACCGTTACGGGAGATCGTGCAGGTCACGCGCTTGCCAAAGTTGGCCACACCGTTGAAGGTCTGCTCAACAGCCTCCATCGCGAAGTTGGAGTGGCGGCGGTAGAGCTGCTTGAAAAAGGTTACCTGGGGATTGGCCGTCAGGTATACATCCTGGGCGCCGTAGGCTACGAGCTGCATGAGGCCACCGGAGGTCATTGCTTATACTCCTGCTTTTGAAAATTTTTGGGCAGAACCGGGGATTTTTTAAATGCTTAATATCTGGACTGTGTGTGTAAAACATCCGGTCCAGAGATATAAATTACTGATTTATTTATTTAAATATGATGTTTGGGTATCATATAAGATCCGATTAGTTAGAATATGCCAAGCCGCCCATGCCACTGACAACCCGCAGGATATTGTAGTTGAGAGCATAAATACGAACCCGTGCTGTATTCCGACCGGTAGTGGTGTTGGCAGTCAGCAGGAGCGACAGCTGGGCCTGGTCAATACGGGAGAAATTGCAAGATCCGCTGGGTTGGTGATCCTCTGGATGCAGGCAGAACGAATACGTATTGATACCTGTTGCAGGGATATTGCTGTGATGCTGCCATGGCTGCACGAGGTTGTAATACCGCCCCTCCCGATCTGACATACGATCCTGTCCATTCAGAATGATCCGCGCCTGTGAAGTGGGGTTACATCCAGCAAGCCCCACCACTGTCCCCACCGAATAGCCCGAATCTAGTACGGCCTGATCCCAGTAGTCCGTGTAGTTAAATGGCTGTGGGCCCTTCCAGGGGTTTATAATAGATTGATCGTATGATACGAAGGAGTCCCGCTGTACCACCCAGATGATCTCTTTCACGGGGTGATTGAAGGACATCTTGATCTTGTTGCTAGATCCTGTGACGGTTTCCTCACCCGTGAACTGCAGCTGCTCAATCAGGTACTCGTGGGCCACCTGTGCGAACCGACGACGCTCCTCTGTGTCCAGGAAGATGTAGTCTACGTACAGTGATGCGCTAACCAGCCCCGCATTATTAACGGCCTTCACGATATCCGAATTATTAGACCAGCAGAGATTGCGGATATCATTGATTTCTACATTAATACGCACCTCATGATACTGGAGAGCAATCAGTGGCAGAGAGAGACCAGAATGGCGTGTATACCAGAACTGTAGAGGGACATATACAGTGTACTCAGGGGTGCAACTGCGGGTCTCCTCCGAAACATGGGGTGCACCGGCATCACCACAGCCGGTTGAGCATCCTCCACTTTGGCCAATATTAGAGATGACATTCACCAACTCTGGTACATTTCCCACCATCTCCGCATAACCCAGCTGTTTCCCAGCGGGGCACGTCAGTTCATTCCAGATATGGAGCCAGTCGCCATAGTGTTTATCAACACGCTGCCCGCCGATCTCAATTTCCACATTATTTATCAACAGGTGTCCAACATAGTTCAGCCAGCGGAACTGATCACCCGATGAATCGCCAATTAAGTTTAGATCAACGGCTGGCAGTGTTGCCTGGAGATACATGCGATGAATCAGATCTCCATTGCGCCCAATTGTGGCCGATACCTTGTAACCAAATGTGGCTGTACCATTAAACGGCTGTTCTATGGCTTCCATGGCAAAGTTGGAGTGGCGTTTGTAAAGCTGTTTGAAGAAAGTGATCTGCGGATTTGCTGTCAGGTAGACATCCTGTGCGCCGTATGCAACGAGCTGCATCATACCACCCGTCATTCCTCTAGAACTCCGTGTGATTTTCGGGCTGTAGTATAACCGGGGATAAGGCTGATTTAAAGAGTATCATAGCCTTACAGAACAGCCATATGTCAATCCGTGATGTTCTTGTAAGTGATATTATCCCTGACAAGAAAACTTCTGCGAAAGCTGCGGGGTCGCGGGTAACAACGCTGGAAGCACATCATCAGCAGAAGATGCGGGAGTTTGTGGAGGAAGGTTTAACTGTTGAGGAGTTGAATGCAGCGCTGGCTACAGTGGAGGAAAAGATTGATTCTCTGCCAGAATCTTCCGCATTTAGTGATGAATGGCGACAGTTATCGGATCAGACAGATGATCTACGCCGTCGTATACAGGGTATTGAATCGGATACAAAGCGACTGGATTATTTCTTGGATGTAGGTGACATGCTGTTTCAGTACTATGATGCGCAGGATTCTCTTGCGAATGGATCTGCTGTGCCGATTTCGGCAAACAGCATGCGAATGCCTGCGAACTCAGTCTTATCCTATTTTGCCAGTGCAACCGATATTCCAAGTCCAAAATCACCGACGAAACAGCTGCAACCCGCACGTGCTGGTGATTTTGATTCATCGGAGGGATTAAACCGTGACAAAATGCTGGAGAAGTATCTATCTATTGTGGAACCAGGGGCCATTAAGAGTGGTATCATGCCGGGTTCGGGGATTGAACCTGGTTGGGGTTGTTGTGCAACATGTAATGTGGAGATGACATTTTACCAGAATGAGGCGATGTTGGGATGCCCCCGTTGTGGGCATGAGGAGTTCATTCTGATTGATTCTGAGAAGCCATCCTATAAGGATCCTCCCCGAGAGATTACCTATTTTGCATACAAGAAGATCAATCACTTCAATGAATGGCTGGCACAGTTCCAGGCAAAGGAGAACACCGATATTCCCCAGGACGTAATTGAGTCTGTGATGAGGGAACTCCGGAAAGAGCGTATCCATGACCCGAAGAAGGTCAAGAAGGAGAAGATCCGTGAGATTCTCCAGAAGCTAAAGTTCTCCAAGATGTACGATCATGTGCAGCAGATCAAGAATCGCATTCAGCACCAGATGACGAATCTAACATTATCAAAGGAGATGGAGGAGAAGTTGCAGCATATGTTCAAGGAGATTCAGCCCTCTTTCATCAAATATTGTCCTCAGAATCGCTCTAACTTCTTGTCGTATCCATATGTGCTCTACAAGCTCTGTCAGCTACTGGAGATGGACGAGTTCTTGCCGTGTTTCCAGTTGCTGAAGTCGCGTGAGAAGCTCTATATGGCAGATCAGACATGGCAGAAGATCTGCAGAGATATGCAGTGGCAGTTCATTCGTAGCATCTAGTTTGCAGATCATTGGGTGTACCTGAGGGGGGTTCGCGTTCAGGGTCTAAGGAGAAGTTCTCTGAATAGTGTGAAGGCGACGCTGGGTCGGCCTCTGGTCCTTTAGCTTGGTGACTGGTGTAAACCAGGATCCTTGCTGAGGGCCATTCATGGTCCTTTAGCTCAGCTGGTTTAGAGCATGGTGCTTATAGACTTGTATCTATGTTTCGTGACGCCAAGGTCGCGGGTTCGATCCCCGCAAGGACCACTCCCATCTTTTGATGATTTCCTATATCATGAAAAGAAGGTATATTACACAGGCTAGTGCAGAAAGACCATAGATCCATAGCCAATTGCAGCCGGCACATTTACTCCCCAGAAATGCTTAATCCAGCAGCGGTCATGGCGATTCTCCAGGAAGACAAGTGCTGACACAGAACCAAAGAGAATTGCAACATAGTTACCGTGCATAAGTGATAGAGCCAGGAATATTGGTGTTGTAATGGCAATAGCAGTCATATCCACTATTTTAGCACGATCATCTATCGTAGTATGATACCATATGCTAGTAGCTGCAATAAGTCCAATTATTATGCCTTCTTTATAGAGCCTTCTATAAAATGCATAGATTGTAAGGAGAATCATAACAATACAGAAACCCATACGCTGATTGTGGTATGGTGGCCTTTCATCCTCTTTGAGCATCCTTCTACTTATTCCTCATCATTTACAGGAGGAGCTGGAAATAGTTCATCATATTCTGCTGCGGCTGCGCGTGTCATATCACGCCCTTTGCGGAGTTGCAAGAAGAGCCATTTGGCACCATCTTGCTTCTCATCAACACGAATAGTCGGACCATGTGTGAGTGTCACCAGATATGTGACGCCAAATCGTGCATCTAGTTCAATCCGCCGGATATCCCCAACATGTACAGCAGTTGTATGTAGGAGAATCCAGTCTTCTGCCATCTGCTTAAACAGGCCTCATGTTATTGTGCAACAGACATATGACCTCACAGACTATTGCCTCTTTTGATCTCGGTATCAAGAATCTCAGCTACTGTGTGGCAACG